TTTGACGGACCTAATTCCAAAGTCTCAGCCGACACCATAGCTGGACAGGGTGGCTCTACTATAACCATTCAGTCAGGACATAGTTTGTCTGGAAGTGGTTCTGGATTAACTGCTTTACCTGCAGCTAACTTAACAGGAACTCTACCCGCAATTAGTGGTGTTAATCTAACAGCACTTAATGCAACCAATCTTGGTAGTGGTACAGTACCAGATGCTAGATTTCCTGCTACATTACCTGCAGCTAGTGGTGTTAATCTAACAGCATTGAATGGTTCTAATATTGCAAGTGGTACTGTTGCGGCAGCACGTTTACCAGCATTGGGAAAAGTTGTGCAAATCAAACGAATCTATCTGAAAAATTCAACAAGTTCAGACAATGTAACTTACTCAACAAGTGGTAGTGCATTGAATGGTACGTTAGACAGTAATGGCATATATCGGTTGAAGAACGCTGACAGTGAATATTTAACCATACCAAGTTTTTCTGCAACCAGTGGCAATATGCTAATTGCTTGGGGAACTTATGCTGGTGGGGGTGATACGTCTGGTGCTACTAATCACTCATACGGAGTTGAATGGGGGTCTGCATCATTACGAACTTATACTATGCAGGGTTATGGGCCTAATGCGTATGGTGAGGCTGGATCATTTATGACTTCAACCGTCTTATCTTCTAATTTGAGTTCGGTTAGCGTTCACGCTATTTTGCGGATGGAAGCAAATTCTAAAACAACATATTTTCGTTTTAATACTGCTAGTACATCTGCAACAAATTGGGGAACAGAGGGTGCATCAGCCGAAACTACTGATATTTCATTAACCGTGATGGAGGTAGGAGTATGAACAAGCCAAACTTATATACAGTAGCTACAGCTTTGGCAGGAGAAAATACTGTTAAATTTACTACTGGCAATAATGTAGAGTTTTTCCCAGAAGTAAATAATCCTCCAACAATGGAAGAAATCAATGCAGAGTTAGTTCGCTTACAAACTGAATACGATAAAAATAAATACCAACGAGATAGGAGATCAGATTATCCTGACATAGGAGATCAATTAGACGCACTCTATCATGCTGGTGCTTTTCCAGAAGATATGGCTGCAAAATTAAAAGCTGTAAAAGAGAAACATCCAAAACCTTGAGTAACTTTATATCAAAATCATTATGTTGTTTTCAAATTAAACATGGAAAGTTTGCTGGTGTTATTTTTTTCTTTAAAGATGTATACGCTAAGAAACTCAACAATCCATTAGAATATGAAGTATCATTTTCATACGAAATAGTAGGTGGAAACTATAAAGATTTTGGGTATAAAAACGAACAAGAACATCTTAATCGTAAAGTAAATAGAATTACAAAAGATGTTTTTGTAAAAGAAATAGGTGAAATACTCAATCCATTAGTATCAAATAATGATTCAAGAGTTTTTATTCAATGGGGTGATTAAACGATATTGTCTTATAAATATTAGTAAAAAGGAAACAACATGGCGGGAATATTAAATCTTACAATAGATCAAGGTACTACATATACCAATGATATTACTGTATATCAGGCAGATGGTACAACACCTATGAATCTTACTGGTTTTACAGTAGCTTCACAAATAAGAAAAAATTATACATCTACTAATTATCATACATTTACAACTACATTAGCATCACCTTATACTTCAGGTAGGATTAGTATGTCTTTAACCGCAACACAAACTGCAGCGATTAAAGCTGGTTATTATTATTATGATGTTGAGATTACAAATAGTGCAGGAACAGTTACTAGAGTTATGGAAGGAAAAATACACATTAAACCCAATGTTACAAAGGCATAATAAATGGCAAATGTAATTATCAAAAAAGATTTTACTGGTGATACAAGTGATGTTATTAAAGTATCCTCCGATTCTGGTGGTGTTGTTAAATCAACCACTAGTGGAGATCCGGCAGGAACTATAAGTGTTACATCAGCGTTAGTAGGAACAAATATTAATGACATGGGTGATGTTGATATTTCAAATATTGTAGATGAAAGTATATTACTTTGGAATGCTTCAACTTCCAAATATGTTGCAACGGCTTGGGGTAGTATGACTATTGATGGTGGACAGATTACTTAACAATAAAGGAGAGGTAGAATGAGTATTATTCAAATTAAAAGAACAGTTACTTCAACTGTCCCTACGTCTAATTCTGGTGGTGCAACATCAACGATTGACGCTGGTGAGTTGACTTATAGTTATGCTGCTGGTGATGGTAGTGGAAATGAAGCTGGTGTTGGTAAATTATTTATAGGACATCCTGATGGAAAAGCAGGTTCTAATGCCGCAGTTATAATTGGTGGTTCTGTCTTTATGAATATGTTAGACCATACTGCCGGAACTGCAACAGCAAGTTCAGCTGTTGTTTTAGATTCTAATTCAGCTGTTAATGCTGTTAAGACTGCAGCTTTGTCTCTCGGTGCTTCTGGTTCTGAAACATTAGTAACAGCAACAGGTGCTGAATTGAATTATGTGGATGTAACAGCAGGAACAGCAACAGCAAGTAAGGCTGTCGTATTAGATGCTAATGCACATACAAGTGCTGTTAAAACTGCAGCTTTACATATTGGTTCATCTGGTTCAGAAACATTAGTATCAGCAACAGGTGCAGAACTTAATAAACTTGACGGTGTTACTGCAACGACTGCTGAATTAAATTATGTAGATGTTACACCCGGAACTGCAACTGCAAGTAAAGCAGTTGTATTAAATGCCTCATCACATATTGATACTATGAAGATGACAAATCTTCATATTGGTGCTTCTGGTTCTGCAACACAAGTAACATCAACTGCAGCTGAATTAAATATTCTTGACGGTGTTACCGCAGATGCTACAGAGCTAAATAAACTTGATGGTTGTACTGCAACGACTGCTGAGTTGAATTATGTAGATGTAACAACAGCAGGTGCCGCACAAGCAAGTAAAGCAGTTGTATTAGACAGTAATTCTCATATTGATGCTGTTAAGACAGCAGCTTTAAGTATTGGTGCTTCTGGTTCTGAAACATTAGTAACATCAACAGCAGCTGAATTGAATCTGTTAGATGGTATAACAGCTATTGATACGGATATATCAAGTACGGCTGGAACACATACTACTCTTGCATCTGCATTGGCAGTAAAAACTTATGTTGATAATACTCGGTCAGGTTTGGAAGTAAAAGATTCAGTTAAAGTTGCAACTACTGCTGATGTTTCTTCATGGACTTATGCAAATGGTTCATCTGGTGTTGGTGCTACATTAACTGCATCAGGAAATGGTGTCGTTGCTATTGACGGTGTAAACCTTGCTCTGAATGATAGGGTACTTGTTAAAGATCAAAGTCCTGCAACTGAAAATGGTATTTACTATGTATCTACTGCTGGTGCTGTTGGTGCAACTCTAGTATTGACAAGAGCTACTGATGCAGATACAGCAAGTGAATTAAGTTCTGGTGTATTCTTCTTTGTTGAACAAGGTTCTGCAAATGCAGATAATGGTTATGTAATGACTCAGGATACTGCAATTACTTTCGGTTCAACTGCCGTTGAGTTTTCACAGTTCTCTGGTGCTGGACAAATTACAGCAGGTGATGGACTTACAAAAACTTCTAATACACTTGCAGTTAATGTTGGAACAGGTATTTCTATTGTAAGTGATGAAGTTCGTATTAATACTGCATGGGCTGGACAAACTGCAATCACAACTTTAGGTACTATTGGAACTGGTACTTGGAACGCAACAGCAATTAGTGCAGCAAAGGGTGGAACCGCAATTGATACTTCAAGTTCAACTGGTGTTGGTATTGTAACAAGTGGTACTTGGACAACACCTGCACAATTAACAGTTGGATTTGGTGGAACTGGTGCTGCATCATTTACCTCTAATGGTATTCTTTATGGTAATGGTGCTGGTGCAATTGCTGTAACAGCTGCAGGTACTGATAAATATTTTCTTTATAGTAATTCAGGAACACCTGCATGGACAAACACGATAGATGGTGGTACATTCTAATTTTTATAATAACCTTATAATGGAGTAAATTATGGAACAGACACAAAAAGATTTAAAGTATGCACAACAGTTAATTAATGTTTTACAAACGAAATTGAATGATAGTGTGGCATTGAATATTCAATTAGAAGCAAAGTTACTTACTTTACAAGAAGAAGCAAAAGAAACAACAACAGAGGATAAAGTAGATGGCAATAGTAATAAAACCAAAGAAAAGTGAAACAGGATCAGCAGTACCCGGTACTAGTGATTTAGCACTTGGTGAAATGGCAGTTAATACAGCAGATCAAAAACTTTATGTTAGAAACTCTGGTGGAACTGTTGTAGAAGTTGCAAATGCAGCAGGTATATCAGAAGCCACAGCAACTGCCAAAGCAATTGTAATGGCTGTAGCATTAGGATAATCATATGGCTATAACTACTAGGCAAGGACTTATTGATTACTGTTTAAGAAGGCTCGGCGCACCAGTAACAGAAATTAATGTTGATGACGAACAAATTTCTGATCGTATTGATGATGCGATTGAATTTTTTCAAGAGTATCATTTTGATGGTGTAGAGAAAGTTTTTCTAAAGCATACAATGACACAGACTGATATTGACAATGAATATATTGCAGCTGCAGATCCTATTGTTAGTGTGCTTCGTATATTACCTGTTCCAAACTTTAATGCTTTTCAAACGGGTTTCTTTAATGAAGAATTTCAGTTACGATTAAATGATTTAGAACATTTCCGAAGTTCTACAATGATTAACTGGGCTATGTCTCAGACTAATTTTTCATTAGTAGAAAATTTGTTTGGTGTTCAACCTACATTGATGTTTAATCGAAAACAAAATAAAATATATTTGGAAACAGATTGGTCTAATAAATTTAAAGTTGGAACTATTCTTATTATAGAAGCATATAGAATACTTGATCCGGCTACATACACCGAAGTATATAATGATATGTTTTTGAAAAAATATGCAACAGCATTAATCAAACAACAATGGGGAAGTAACTTAAAGAAATTTACTGGTGTTACTTTACCGGGTGGTATTTCATTAGATGGACAAACTATATTTACTGAAGCTACAGAAGAAATTACAAAAATTGAAGAAGAAATGAATATGAAATATGAACTTCCTCCAGATGGAATTATAGGGTAATATATGGCTTCTAATATTTATTTTCAAAATTTCTTAGCAGACCAAAACTTACTAAACGAAATTAACAGAGAGGTTATACAACAGGCTGGTATAGATGTAATGTATCTGCCTAGAACTCTTGTTAAAGAAGATTTAGTAATGAATGAAGATGTTTTGTCTAAATTTAGTAATGCATATGAAATTGAAATGTATGTTAAATCTACTGATAATTTTGGTGGACCTGATGATGCTGTTTCTAAGTTTGGTTTAGATATTCGTGATGAACTTATTTTAGTTGTTCATGCAGACTCATTTAAGTTTGCAACAGATATGACTAAACCACTTGAAGGTGATTTAATATATTTTCCACATTCAAAAGGTACATTTGAAATTAAGTTTGTTGAAGATGAACAACCATTCTACCAAGTTGGAAAGAATTATGTTTATGAATTAACTTGTGAAGTATTTCAATATGGTGAAGAAGATATTGCTACTGGTACAGATGTTGATAAAGTTGAAAGAGAAAATGCATATGCTATAGATTTGGTATTAACAGCTACTGGTGGTTCTGGTGACTTTATAGTTGACGAACAAATATATCAAGGTGTTAGTCTTGCTACTGCAACTGCAACAGGTACTGTTGCTTCATGGAATGGTACTACTAAAACATTAAGAGTTAATAATATCTCTGGTACATTTGCCGCACCGAAGAAAGTTACTGGTGTAACAAGTGGTGCATATTATGACCAAGGAACAGTTGACGATCAAGTATTACCAACAGTTCCATATGCTGATAATAAGATTTTTGAAACAGATGGAGATAGTGTATTAGATTTTACAGAATTAGATCCGTGGAGTGAAGGAGACTTATAATGTTTGGTTATCATTCATATAATAAAAATATAAGAAATATTGTAGTATTGTTTGGAACAGTATT